TTCTTAATGTAACTTTAGAAGATTGTTTTACTTCAAGACAATTAGAGGGATTTAATAAAAGATCTTTTGAAATTAAAGTTAAGGAACAAGATCTTAAAAAAATTATTAACCCAACAAAAAATCAAGAAACCAAAATGATGGAGCAACAGGCTAAAAATAGAATACGTTATGCTATTGAAATGGGTCTTGAACCTAGAGAAGCTGCCATGCTTAAAATGAAATTTGGTTTTGATTATGGTGTTGAACACAGTGGAGAAGAGATAGCAAAAAAATTTAATGTAAGTAGAGCAAGAGTAGGACAAATTTTAGCTAAAGCCCAACGTAAAATGAAACATCCAAGTATTATGAGACAAATACTTCAAGCAGGTGCAGATGAAGTGTTTGGTATAAAAAATTTATCTCCTGCTTTAAAAAGAATTAAAAAAGAAGAAGAAAATAATTTAGAGTATATGGATCCAGATGAATTTTTAGATTTGTGCCATGCTAAAAATACTAACAAACTAAACTAATGAATATTAGACTTTTAAAAATAAATGCAGCAAAGCGTTTTTGTCGTTGGTTAAATACTAATAGAGTTGCTACTTATCTTTGGGATATGTTCAATCCTGTTGGTAAAATATATTTAGGTTTAGAGAGAAGACAAAGGACAGCTGAGACAAGAGATAAATTTGTTGAAGAGAGAAGAAAGAAAAGGCCCTATTGGAAGTGGGCCTTTGAAAGACAGGGCCAATCTATTATAGCTAATAGAATTTTAGAGTTTGTTACTTTAAGACACGAAAAGAAAAAGAAAAAGTAATTATATGAAAAAAGAATTTGATAGATTAAAGTTTAACTTTAATAGAAATAGAAAAAATAAAAATACAGTGCAAATGCGTAAGTTAAATAATTATATAGCTGCTACTAGAGCTATGGAAACTTTATGTGAAGATATTATTAGTATGGCAGATAACCCTTTCTTAAAAGAAGATCCAGAAGCAATTCTATTAAATTTAAAAGATCATTTTCAAAAAAGATTAAAATTTTATGTAGAAGAAAAGAACACGGCTTGTGAAGAATTAACTGGATTAAGAAAGTTAAATGAACTTGAGAAGCAGGACCCTAATTTAGAGCAAGATATCTTTGAACCTATTATGAAATAACAAAAGTACGACCCCCTCGTACTCAATTAATTTACCCCAATCCCTTGTACCCACGACCCACATTAATTTATAATATGTACTTGCAACATATGAAAAAATTTAATAATAATAATTTAAGCAAACTCTCTCCGTGTAAGGATTGTAAGGGGCTAGGTTGGATACCGCGTCTTGATAAAAAAAATTACACTGAGTGTATCATTTGCAATTCTACAGGAACCACGTCTCACGATTCATCGGGCATAAGCAAAGAAGCTGAACAAACTTTATTATTTAAAATAGCGTGGGATTATATTAATGGCAAAGAAAAAGGATGGTATCACTGATTTAACTAAGACTTTAGTTAGTGCTGCTAAAAAATTTAATGACAAAGAATACGGTAGACTGCAACATTTAATTTTTGCATTACTTCATGGGGTCAACTATGGCTATACTAAAATGGACCAACAATTCTTAGACGACTCATCAGATATATATTTCCTACACAAGGACCAACAAGATAATCCTAAAAAGGTATTCAAGAAAAATAAAACTAAATATACTAATAATGTAATTCAACTTAAAGATTTTAGTAGAGAGGCCCTCAATGGTGATGGCTGATAATTATACTAAAGAAGAATCACAATTAGATTTTAACGACATATCCCAACACATTGCAGAAGAAAATTTGCAAGGCGCAGCAATCACAATATTAATTGATGATGTACATGAACATTTTGAGGTCGCCACTCGATTGAACTTTAAAAAATCGAAAGGCCATTATCGTGCTCTACTCAGTAGACTTATTAAAACTTATGGGCACTAATATAGCTGCTGATATCATTGAGGAAAATCATATTTCCAATGAACAGAAGTTATGGAGGCATGTCATCTTAAATGCGTTTGAGGATACAAGAATTTTAAGTATTGATCGTAAAACAAGTTTACAAAAATGTGATGCTCATTACTGGATTGCAGAATCATCAGACTTTGAACAGATCTGTTGGTGGGCCGGTTGGGAACCTGATAATGTTAGATATAGATATTACAAAGCATTAAAGGGTGGAGATATAAAATTTAAAAAAAAACATCTTCTATGGCATCAATATGATTTGTTATTTAAAAGATTAAAAGAAGAAACTAATTTAGATGAGAGACGTGAGCTTAGACGTAATTTAGAAAATAAGCGAAGGCAAATTATGAATGCCGATAACTTTTACGTGGACCATTTTAAAAAGGATTTGGGGATTGAAATTTAAACCTGCAGTCCAGGGAGCAATCTCTAAACTGCAGGAAAACAATTAACCATCTAAGGGTTATGAAAAAGACATAACACTCCTATATATTAGACCATGAGGCGTGGTTCGTCAACAAAATATAATGGTCAATGGTTCGGTGACCACGACCCACGGTTCACGATTGCTGAATTCCTAGTACGTTTCCTTAGAAAAAAAAAATAAAAAAAATATTTGTAAGGGTTTTTTACTGGGAAACTAGGAAAAACGTTGATATATAACACTTCTAGAGCATTTTTCACTAGGAAAACACTGGGAAAATTCCTAGTAGTTCTAGGAAAAAAATACAGAGAGGCCATTTTCTGCAAAAAAAAAATAAAAAAAATATTTGTAAGGAAGTGCACTAGGAAAAAATATGATATAACAGGTCAAGATGGCAAAAAAGAAAAATACTTTAAAATCAACTTCAGAGCTTACGTTAAAGCAAAAAGCGTTTGTAGATATATATGTTGGTAATTGGGGTGAGATATCAAAAGTAGAAGCCGCTAAAAGAGCTGGGTATACATCTGATAAACCTCAGGGACCTACCGAGATTGCCAGCAGACTTACTGATCCAAATAAAAATCCTCATGTTGTGCGTTATATGGAAATGAAATATAGCCAGGAACTAAAAAAACATGAAGGGGATAAATTAAGAAAGTATAAAAATTTTGAACGTTTAAGTAAAAAAGCAGAAGACAAGAAACAGTTTGGTCATGCTATAAATGCAGAATACCGTAGTGGCCAAATGGCAGGATTTTTTATAGATAAGAAAGAAGTAACCCATGTTGGATTGGAGGGAATGAGTCGTGAACAACTTGAAAGTAGGCTTTCCGAACTTGAAGAAAAAATTGGAGAAGCCAAAAATATCATTGACGTTACGCCAGAAGAAATTAATGAATGAAGGTAATTTTATGACAGTGTTTAATGAAGTTCATAACAGTCATTTAAATTCATCCATTGGTATTGTTTCAATTTTAATTGAGGATAAAAATGAATAGTAGACTATCTATATGGGATAAAATGAATAGTAGACTATCTATATGGAATAAAATGAATAATAGACTATCTATATGGAGCTAAATGAAAAATAAAAAAATAAGAAAAGGATCTAAAATTTTAAATTTTAATTTTAAAAATTTAGGCAACAATATTTTAGATTACCCCTTTGTTGAGATTAAATGGTTGGATATTGAGGGAGATGCAGGTTGGTCAGATACTAAAAGTTTAAGTAAAGAAAAATTACCAACATGTGTTTCAAAAGGTTATTTACTTTCACAATCAAAAGGTATTACAAGATTATTTACAGATTATATAGAGACAAAAGATAAACCAACATTTGACAATATTGGAAATACTACAATAATTCCAACAGCAGTAATTCAATCAATTAGAAAAATAAAAGTTTAATTTAATCTTGTATTAATTTTTTTAACGTATATCTCTGTTGCTATGGACAGATTTATTGCATTTATTATAAGAATTTTAGTTTTTTATCCTATACCTTTTCTAATAGTCGCAGTTTTATTAGCTTTTTTATTATAATTTTTTATTTGACATCTATTTTATAATATCATATTTTCATGGGATATGTATAAATTAACAAATAAACAAGGAGCAAAATAAAATGGGTTATACTAATTACTGGCATAAATATAATGACTTTACAAATACAGAATGGCAACAGATCAAAGAGGAGTTTGATTATCTTAAAACTGTTGTTGGTCATTTAATAAAAGATGAAAGTACAGATGATATTATTAAATTTAATGGTATCGGGGATAATGGACATGAAGACTTTTATTTAAACCGAGAAGCAAAAACACCATTTGATAAAACTTATGCAGGTCAAGACATATCATTTGATTTTTGTAAAACTAATGAAAAACCTTATGACATTGTAGTTTGGCATTTACTAACTTTTATTAATAGAATTTGCCCACACGTTGCTATAAGTAGAGATAGGTAAATATATTATGTGGTGTACAACAATAGGAATGTACTTAAATTTATCCTGCTTGACTTTTAATTTTATTTTAAGTCAAATAAAAAAGCCACTTACAAAATTTTTGTTTGTTTTTTATCATACAGAATAAAAACAATCAGAGTGCTCTCTGGAAGATAGCCATTGAGGGCACTCAATAATTAACAATAAACAGGAGCAATAAAAATGAGTACAAAACAAATAAGCAAAGACAATAAAGAGTATTGGGAAAATAAACTTAATACAAAATATAATACTAAAATAAAAGCTATTGAGAGTATGCACCTTGCAGAAATTAGGGAGAAAGCAGAAAAAAACTTTGGTAGCTTCACAAAAACACTTCAAATAGAAAAAGACCTAAAAGCTGTTGAAAGTGCAGAGAAAGACTTTAATACTTTTTTTGAAAGTATTGATAAATTACTAAATGCTAAAAGGTCAAAATTGAGAGAGGTTTCTCAAAAATTAGAAACCAAACTAAAAGACTGGGCTTCAAATAGAGATTGGGAAACAACCTCTTATTCTGGTAATGACAGAATACCTAGTTGGGATTGGGATAATAAAGAAAAATATAATCTTACTACTGATTTCTACAAATTTGTAGAAAGTAAATGTCATGAGGAAACCAAAAAAGCCTTTTATAAAACTTCAAAAGGTGAGGAGTTAAAAGTATTAGAGAACCTGCAAGAACAAGCTATTGATCTACTACACTCTGATATGATTGGTTCAGAAGTATTGAGGCATATTTCTGAAATTGCTAAAAAATCCAAAATAGCAATCTCAATACCTCAATCAAATATTAAACAATTAACAAACTAAAAAACAAATAGCCCTATGTTATGAGCATAGGGCATTTAAAAATATTATGATAATTACACCTCAAAAATGGAGTTTTAACGATTTGTCAGTATTTAAAAATAATAAAAATCAATCTATTCATGTTTGGGAATACTACAAATGGATTACAATGGATATTAAACCACAAGATATTGTAGTTTTAGATAAAACCCTTTTTGATAATAAATCTCATTATTCTTGTTTATTACATAATTATGAACTTGTTGAGGCTAATGATGGCACTACTGAATATATGAGCAATAGCCCTGCAATACTTAAAAAAATTAAATCTTCCTATGAAGATGATGTTGATTTATTTTTAGATAAAAATACATCTTTTAGTTGTGCCAGTAATCACAGGACAATAACCTTATCTAAAACTGACTTAATCGCATTAAATAAATAATTAATTATTTGCTTGACTTCTTATTATATCCCATTAAATTGAGAGAGTGTTAAACATAAATAAAACCATAAACAAAGGAGTTAAAAAAATGACAACACAAAAAATAGTAAAGATAAATAAACCAAGAACGTTATCACCTGTTGAGAATGTAAAATTGTTCAAAGCGTGTGAGTTAAACCACAACAGAAAAACATATAATAAGCTATGGATTGATGTTAAATCTGAAGCGTTGGAAATAGTTGAGGAGTTAGGAGGTTCAATTATTAATAAATATAAATCTAAATCTTATTATATTGAAGTTGCTAAAAAGAATACTACTAGGTTTGATGTCAAATCCTTTAAAGAACAACACCCACATTTGTATGATAAGTATATTGTTGAGGGTGAAAGTGTTGAACTTAAAACAAAGATTGTTAAATAATGGATATTGCACTTCATATATTTTTAATCTTAATTAGCTTTGCGATAGCTTTCTTGGGTGTCATAGTTTTATTTACTTTTGACGCTCAAGTTGGCTTTTTGTTGGCACTTGGTGGTATTACATTATCACTAAGGGTAATGAATAGAACTTAAAGAGGAGCAACTTAAATGATACTTGATGATGAATATATTACAGAGGGTATGCTTACTGATGAAAGTTATGTTGGTAGGTATTTTTTTAATGGCAACGCTATTAAGTGTGATCTAGGCAATGGCAAAATTAATATTGTTGCTTTTTGTAGTGATAAGCACGTTGCTAAGGGTATTGCTCAAGGTCTTAATCTATTAGATAATCTAGAAGCTAATGGAATTGAGTTAAAAAAACAAAATTCTTTATAATTAGGATTAACACAGACAACTAGTTATATTGATTAGAGAGGCAACAAAGGGAGACTGGAGTTGCCTCTTTTTTTATGTTATTGACCTAATAGCATAATGAAAAAACCAGAAAATAATCTGTGGCAACGTATCAAAAAATTAAATTTAAAAGGTCAATTATTCCGTATAGAATCTAACACTATTAATGGTATTCCAGACGTTTATTGGTTGATAAATAACGGATCTATTTGGATTGAACTCAAGTCCAATGCTGTCAAGAATTTAGGTTTATCCAAGTATCAAATCAACTGGCACTTAACACACTATAAGAATGGTGGGAAATCTTTTATCCTGCGAGAAGACCTCTCGCACAGACCTTGCTCAGAATATCAAATTTTCGTGGTTCGTGAACCGAGAAGCGTGGTTCGTGCCTACTCATCACTCAACTTGATTGACGCAATAAACTTCTTGAGGCAATAGCCACGTCTCGCGTGTGAGTTAATGACCATGCCTATGGCATGGTCATTAACATGGTTCATTAACATTGAACCATTAACCTTGCATATGGAGATTTTTCTTTTCGTTAATATTAACATTTTGAAAATGAATACCTAACACGCTATATGGAGATTTTTCCTTTTCCTTAACATTAACATAAATGAATAACTAACCTTGCATATGGAGATTTTTGAAGTTGTTTACATTAACATTTTGAAAATGAATAACTGACTATACATATGGAGATATATAAGATTATAGGTGCGGAAAAAATTTTTAAAAAAAAATAAATCCAGGACCACGGGCCGTGGCTCTTCTATATATATAAAGAATAAAAATATTTAAAAAAAGATTTGACAGCTATTTTATCCCATGTTAATAAGATGCATTAACCAACTAAGGAAATAAAAATGACTAAAAAAAACAATGACCCCTTCGGGTTTAAAAAGGCAATTAATACCAGCGTGATTGATAAGCTTACGCCAAAAGAATTAGACGAAGCAGCGGCAGCAGCTGGCCTGGGCCTGAGTCGTGACGATTTCAGCGATGACGGCGCGGACCTTCAGGACCTTAAAGAAATATACGAGGGGAACGGCTCATGATTCATATATCAAAAATGACCGGGAAGCTGGAAGGCTTCCAGGCCATCAGCACAAATACTGTTACGAATGCTTATTGTAATAAAAATTATAATAAGCAAGACCCGAATAATATTTGTACTTTTTGCTATTCGAATGAGATGTTAAAAACATTTAGAAAAAACATGGCGCCAGCTCTTCAGCGTAACACTGAGCTGCTCGCTGATCGAGTCCTGCATCCTGATGCGCTGCCGGTGATCAATAGCGCTTTTTTTCGCTTCAACGCTCATGGTGAATTAATTAATGAGATTAATTTAATTAATTACGTGAATATAGCGATTAAAAATCCTCACTGTAACTTTAGCTTGTGGACGAAGAGATACGACATCATAGCAAAATATTTTAAGAATAATAAAAAGCCGAAAAATTTTATTCTTATTTATTCAACGCCGCGGATCAATCACATCCTGGATAAGATCCCGCCGTACTTTGATAAAACATTCTCAACCGTCCCTGAGTCCGAGCATCAGGACCGCCAAAATTGTACGGGCCAAAAATGTAAAGATTGTTTATTGTGTTACAAGCTGGACACGCCGGCCGTGATTGTCGAGAAAGTAAAAACCTACGGTAAAAAGAAATTCAAAAAGGCGGGTTTATAGATGGATGCGTTTATAGCTTTTTTAATTCGCATCGTGGTTTTCTTTCCGGGCGTGGTTGGTTTGTTAATATTATGTTTAATTCTTTTTTAGAATGATTCTAAAGTAGAGCCTACAACTAGAGGTTGAATAAAAATGAATAAAGATTAATTATTTAGTTGACGCTCTTATTAAGATGGGATAAGTTAACAGAATAAACAATTAACAAAAAGGGAAAATAAAATGAAAACAAAACAAATAAAAAATAATAAAATGAACGATGCAACGTATATTTTAAGACGTAAAGTAATTAGTATTTTATACGAAGCTAAAGACCAAGGTATTAAATTGCCTAGAATAAACGTTCGGATCGGTAACCCTACAAAAGGGCACGAAAATGTTCTAGGTGTAGGCGGTAGATTAAATATTTGGATCACTGAAAAAGCAATTGATCGAGGTTATAACTACTTACTACATGTTACATTGCATGAACTTTGTCACGCTGTTTTTGATTTAGATCACAATGAGAATTGTAAACTAATGGCGTCTTCAATTGGTACACCATGCGAGGCCCGTGAAGCGTGGGCTATATTTAGAAAATATAGCTTTAATCATTTTGCTGACACGACTAAAAAAATAACAGTTGCTGAGCGAAATAGATTAAAAAAAGCTTTCTTAAGCTACTTAAAATAAACAAGTTTCCCTAGTCCAGGCCTTCGGGCCTGGACACCCATAGAGGTACCAACCAAAATCCAAAAATCAAAAAGTTTTATTTTTTAATTTTTTTACTATTTTTTTTTCGCTGTTACTTACTTTACCTTAACATTGCATGACAGATACATGTAGTGGGTCGCTGTAGATTATAGGGGGTTTATTTTTAGGGGACCCGGGTGTATATTAAATCTAGATGACTGATACAGAATTATTGACCACCGATCAGCTACGAGAGAGGCTCGAAAAAGTGTGGCTTAAACATATAAAATTATGTCAAGATAATTTTTTATATTTTGTAAAAAATGTATGGCCAGATTTTATTTGTAGAACTGATAGAGATCCTGATAAGTGGGGACACCACCAACATATTGCACACGAGTTCACAAAGATATCAAAAAATAAAAAAGGAAGGCTCATCGTGAATATGCCTCCTAGACACACTAAGTCTGAATTTGCATCCATATACTTTCCTGCTTGGATGATTGGAAAGAATCCTAAGATGAAAATTATGCAGGTATCCCACAACGCAGAACTTTCAGGAAGGTTCGGTGCGAAGGTAAGAAATTTAATTGACAGTCCAGACTATAAACAAATATTTGGAGATGTTAGACTAAGAGAAGATAGTAAGGCAAAAGGACGTTGGGAGACCAATCAAGGTGGGGAATACTTTGCAGCGGGTGTTGGCGGTTCTATCACAGGACGAGGGGCGGACTTACTTATTATTGATGATCCACACACGGAACAAGATTCAATGTCCGATAGTGCAATGGAGAGAACGTTTGATTGGTATCTATCAGGACCCAGACAACGTTTACAACCGGGAGGCTCGATTGTACTTGTAATGACAAGATGGGCAGAAGATGATTTGACCGGAAGATTAATACGATCAGAAAATGAACCTAAGGCAGACAAGTGGGAGAAAATTTCTTTTCCAGCTCTTTTAGGGGACGAAGAAAATCCGGTACCTGTTTGGCCTGAATATTGGAACCTAGAAGAATTAGAAAAAGTTAAAGCTTCAATATCAATTAGAAATTGGTCTGCACAGTACATGCAAAATCCAACTTCAGAGGAAGGAGCAATTTTAAAAAGAGAATGGTGGCAACCGTGGTCCGAGGATCTTCCTGCGTTAAAGCATGTCATACAATCTTATGATACAGCGTTCAGTAAAAAAGAGACAGCCGACTACAGTGCCATTACCACTTGGGGAATATTCACGCCTCACGAATCAGGGCCTGATGCTATTATGCTAATTGATGCAATCAAAGGTAAATGGGATTTTCCAGAATTAAAAATGGTAGCACTAGATCAATATAAGTATTGGCAACCAGAGACAATTATTATAGAAGCTAAAGCGAGTGGACAAAGTTTATTACAAGAATTAAGAAGAATGGGTATCCCTGTTATGGATTACACACCAGGAAGAGGACAAGACAAACACTCTAGGGTTAATGCTACTTCTCCTATATTTGAGAGCGGACAGGTATATTATCCCCGAGATGAGCATTGGGCTCAAGAAGTCATAGAAGAATGTGCAGCTTTTCCTCATGGAGAACATGACGATTATGTGGACAGCACCACCCAAGCTATGTTAAGATACCGACAAGGTTCTTTTGTAACTACTTATTCTGACGAGGATGAGGTTCAAAGTTATAAAGAACGTAAATACGTATATTATTAATTAGGAGATAAAGACATGTCAAAAAAATCAAGAAGACGAAATAAAATCCTAGCAGCTGGTGCAGCATTACTTGGTGCATCTAAGTTAGGAATGCTAGGTGGTAAATCAACAGCTTCAAATGTTGTTGGTAAAACACCAGAGTTTAGAAAATCATTTGTTAAACCAAAAAAAGTAGAATACATTACTAAGAAAACTAAAAGTATTCCAGGTATTAAAGTAGACAAAGATGTTATATCTAGTGGACCTTTTAAAATGTTTGGTGCAAGTAATAAAGGTGCTAATTTTAGTGCAGATAGCATTGAAAAATTTAAAGCAGCAAATAGAGCACAAGAGGAAAGAAGAGGGTTCTCAACTTTAAAAGATAAAATGGCTAAGGCTGCAGAAGATAGAGCTGCAAAAAAAATTGCTTTTAATCAAAAGATAGCTGCTAACAATGCTAACGTTAAAAAAGTAGGAAACTATTTTAAAAAAGGTACTATGGTAAAAGCTCGTGGTGGCGGAATGGCGAGAACAAAACCAACTAAACTTAGTTAATTTTTTATATGGCTGAAATTGATAAAGTAATTGAAGAAGAAATGGTTACTCCTGATTCTGAAGAAATTGATATTGAATTAGAAGGAGAGGAACCTGCAACTGTTGAAGAAGCAATTAATGAAACTGAAGAGTTTTTTAAAAATCTTACAGAAGAAATGTCTGACGAGACTCTTCAACGAATGTCAAATCAGTTATTAGATGATTATAAAAAAGATAGAGTATCACGTAAGGATTGGGAAACTTCTTATACTAGTAATTTAGATTTATTAGGAATCAAACACACAACGATGACGAGACCCTTCAAAGGTTCGGCATCCGTGACTCATCCACTTTTATCCGAAGCGGTTACATCCTTTCAAGCACAAGCCTATAAAGAATTACTTCCCTCATCAGGACCTGTAAGAACTAGGGTTCTTGGTGTGGAAGATGAGGGAAAAGTAAATCAAG